ATGTTGATATTTTTGAATATTTTCGTTGTTTATTCTTAACTGCTCGTCACGAAGTCTCATTTGTTCTTCATTTTTTTCACGAGAAGCATCAGCATAAACACTAGCAGCGGTTTTTTCAGCTAATAAAGGTTCTTGAACCATACCTGTTTGTTGCTGTTGTTGCAATTGATTGAAGGTTCTTTGACGCATCATATCCACAGCACTCATATGACCTTGAGGGGTGTCCTCTGGAGCGACAGCTGTTGAATAGATTTCGTTTGTGACTAAAGCTTTTTCAGTTTCGTATGCGTCTAATTTAGCTTTTTCAGTAGCAGCAGCATTCATTTGTTCCTTGGTAGGAATTACGTTTGGTTTTTTATCCATTTTAAAACTTATTTGTTTGTATTATAACATTTAACAATAAATATAGGAAATGAAATTTTTTTGTAAATAGGATGAAATAAAAAAACCACCTATTTGGTGGTTCTTTTTGGTTTTATTTATTGTATTGTAACATATCTATTACCTTGTCTACTGAATCTTTATCCATCAATTCAATATCATCATTTGAATCAATATAGTAACCATTTGCTTGGTCATATTTAATCCAAAGCATTTTATCACTAAATTCCATATCAGTTTTAGGTTTTGAAAAAATCAAATCGTATTTACCAAAGTTATTGGTAAATTTTAATGTTTCGAAAAAATATCTTCCGTTTGTTGTGTTAATAGCTTGCCCTTTAAAAGCATTATTGAATTCGTCTTTAAATTTGACACTAGCTTTTTGGTTTCTGATGTTCTCATCTTCACCTTTATCTTTATCACCTAAAAAAGTTGTCCATGGGTGATTCCCAGTGTTTCTTAATTCAGTAGAATAATCGTCAAAACCAACTTCGTTTAATTCAGAATCATCACCAGCAGTTGGGTAAGGTCTGTTGTTGGAATCGATAAGAACAAAGTTGGTCATACCGTTTTTGTTCAAATAAGCAGCCATTGCTTCTGGGTTGTTTGTGTAAACCTCATTACCGTTTTCACCGTTATTAAGATTTGAAGCTGGTGACATCTGCATTAATTTTTGAATTAATTGATTATAAACAATAACTTTGTTATCATTTGCTATTGCAGCGTTGTTGGTTTTCTCTTTACCTAAATAACTAAGAATCATTGAAATCAATGAATTCATGTTTTCCTCTTGTCTTAAATCGTATTGATTTGATTGACCATATTCCATAATTGGTTCTGAAGCAATATCATCAATCGATTCAGATAACCCTTTAGCGTTCAAATATCTTTGCTCAACCAAAAAATTAACTTTTTTAAAGTTGTTCTTTTTATCTATTTTTCTCATAATAAGTTTTAATATAAATATCTTAAAAAACAAAAAACCACCTTTACAGATGGTTTTTTATTATTTGTATTGTTTTAATAATTCTTCGTTTTTTTTAATCATATTAAGTCTTTTAACTAGGTTGCCTCGATTTTTCTTAGCTTTACCCTCTTTTTTAGCCTTAGACATAATGATTAGAACAATAAGATAGCTCTGTCGAATCTAAGTGTCGCAGTAATCTCAGCGATACCATCATCATCCATTGATAAGTCACCAAATCCAACGTTAGTTAACATAGTACCGTCAAGTAACCATTTTTCGATAACAACACCCGTTGGGTCAAGCATTTCAAGTTCAACTGGACGTTTGTAACCAGCCGCATAACCTTGACGACCTGTGATAGATTCAGAGTGAAGACGTACCCACTCCATAATTGCTTGAGTAGCAGACGGACCGATTGGGTCACGGAATGTTACATCAATTGCTTCCCAAGTAAATCTACCGATTACCCATGTAGACGTATTAAGAAACGGGATTTCAACCTCATTTTGTGTAATTGAAGGTCTTGAAGCAGAAGCTAACCACCATTGTTGGATACCTAAATCTGCTGGGAATGTAATTAACCAACGATTCTTTTTCTTAGGTTCGTATGGTAAGGGCATTTTCATCAATAAATCAGCCATGTCTTTGTGTTTTTAAATTAGTTTGTTCTTATTTAATAATAAATATCATAAGAGTTATTTTTTAAGAATTTTTTCTTATTTTTTTCTTCTTACCTATAAATATAATGATTTTCAAAAATATACTAGGAAATGTCAAAAAAAAATCGTACCTTTGTCCTTTATAATAAATATCATGAAAGAATTCAAAATTACTAAAAAACAATTAGAAGAACAATATGATAAAGCTCTAGACGAATATTTAGATATTTGTGATTGGGTTACTTATATTGATAGCAAAACAGTTTGTGGTTTTGTTTACGGTATTTTGTCTAAAAATAATATCGATAAACCGTTACCAATTGAAGAGTTTCACGAATTATATTTGGTTAAATACAATGAAAAATCATTAACAAAGGATGATTCAACTAGTTTAAACACTAAAGAAGTATTGGATGTTGTTTATGATTTATTATGTGAATTAATTACCGTTTAATTCTAATAGGTTAGTTTTTGAAATAAAATCTAACTTTTCAGCTTTTGCATATTCATTATAGCCTTTTACTATCGAGTCAACATTTTTAGATAAAAATTGCTCAACGTCTTTCATACCCTTTTCTTCCATCTTTTTAACCAATTCTTTAACTTTGTTCTCATCTTCCAAGGTAGATTTGATTAGACTCATAGTTTTAGCGTCATTTAAGGCGTTTTTAGCCACTGTATCGTTGTGGCCAGATAGTTTTAACCCAGCTAACTTTGCAACACCTAAAATAACCTCATTTGTTGTTTCAGTCAATAAAGATGAACGAGAAGTTTGTTCATGTAAAATAATCTTGTTGTATTGTTCTTGTGTGATTTTTAGCTTAGCCATAATATTGTTTTACTATAAATATCTTATAAAACAAAAAAGCCTCCGATTTGGAGGCTTTGATGTTTAAATATGTTTTTATGATTAGATGTTGTCGAAAGACGCACCTGTGTTCATAATTACGAATTCTAATTGGATGAACTCTAAAGCTCTGGTCGGTTTCAAGAAGATTTGACCAGTCAATTGGTTTCTGTCGATATCCTCTGGGTCGTTTGAAAGAACCACACGGAAATCAGTTAAACCTCTTTCACTTCTAATGTTATCCAAGATTGGGTTTACAAGAGCTAAGAATTGGTTTCTTACTACGCTATCGTTTTGTTCAAACAACAATCTGATAGATACAGCAGAAATAAGTTTTCTAGCTTGTAATAACAATCTTCTAACGTTGATTCTGTTAAGAGCAGATTCTTTAACTTGAAGAGTTTTGTTACCCCAAATTTTGATACCGTCAGATGTGAAAGTAGCGATTGGGTTAATTCTGTTTTCATAAAGTTCATCTCTCTCAGCAAGAGTCAATTTCTTACGAGCTTGGATAGCGTCAACATCACCACGTTGGATACCAGCAACAGCGAACCATGGGAAAGCAATGTTGTCAGTCAAAGCGATGTTTCTTACCACGTCTCTTGTTGGTGGCATGAAAATGTAAACGTTGTTTTCAGTATCGTTTACTTGAATCCAAGGCCAGTAAGTACAAGAATAGTTACTGTCGTACATTCCATCTAAGAAATCAGTTACATCTTCTACACCCATAACGTCACCACCACCATCGGTATCTGGAGTTGTCATGATGTATAATGAGTCAGCTCTATCAGTTTCAATCATGTCGATAGTTGCTTCAACCAAGTTAGTGTTATCAAAGTTATCAATACCAGGAGTAGCAAATACGTTGATGTTAACAGCTTCTGGGTTTTTAAATGTCCAGATTGCTTCTAAGTAAGCATAGTAATCAGAGTTGATACCTAAGTCACCGTTTGTAAGCGTTCTGTTAGTGAAAGCACCACTAGATAAACCTTTAGCACCGTTTGTACCGTTGATAAGGAAACTATCTAAGTTCGTTCTTCTAGTTCTGTAAACATCCCATCCGTCATATCCACCGTATGGTGCAAATGTAAATTTACGAGCGTAAATTTTTTCGTATGGTCCATTAACTAAACCAGTGTCAGTTCTAAATTGCCAGTCACCTGTATCAAACAAGAAGATTGGGCTATAAGTACCACCTGTGTTGTTAATAACTACAGTTACATTATCAATTGTAGCAGCAGACGCATCGATATCCATGTGGAAACCGTTTGTCATACCTGTCCACATATCTGGAGATATTGTTTGTGGTTGACCTTTGTAATCAAAGAAGTCAGCATCAATACCCATAGTCTCAGAAAGACCTAAGTAATATTTACGTTTGTTTTCAAAAGCAGTATACTCAGTTTTATATGTTAATTTTGGGTCAACAACTGTTGGGTTGTTTAATTGGTAATCACGGATTGGGTAACCTACGAAACCAGCTGGGAATGCATCACTAATGTTAGATGAATCATCTATTTCACATAATACATAAGAAGATTTAGAAGGGTAGAAACCATCTAGAGTACCGATTCTTCTACCAATGTAGTTGTTAGAAGTTGGGTCCATTGTACAACGACTGAATGATTCCAACACTGTTGGTTGAGCATCAGTATCGTAGAAAGCTCTAACTACAACGTCAAACTCTTTAGTGTCCAATTTAATGTTTCTAATAGAGATTTTGAATTGTTCGTTTGCAGCATTACCATCAGAGATAGTCCAGAATCTGAACAATCTTAATAATTTATTACCACGTAACTCAGATACAACGTAAGGAGTTACAGCTGGTTGGAATTGTTGTTGGTAATCAGCGAATTCATCGTTATACTCAACAATATTGTAATCAATACCATAAATTTTGTTTTCATCGTTAAGAGTTTCAAACATTTTGTTGTAAAATTCTTCTACGAATAATGGTGTGTTACCATCTGGAACTGTTCTACCTAATACTCTAGGTAAATAATTCTTTTTAGTCTTATCCAAAGACATTAAGTTATTGAACACACCTTGAGTGTTAGAAACACCTGTAAGAGCGAAATCACCTAATGGGTTATTCATTGCACCAGTAACACTTGGGTCAAATACAACAGCGTTTGTTATACCAGTAACCTCAAATGCTGGATATTGTGTATCTGAGTTGATTCCACCTCTAGAACGTAATAACGCTACAAGTTTATTTTCAACGTCAGCATATGCAGAACCATTGTATAGTGTAGTAACACCACTAGTTGTACCAGTGATAAATGCACCAGATGGGTCAGAACCTTTAGTGTCTAAATAGATTTCAAATGCTGCACCATCAAAGTTAGAACCAGTTTTGATAAAACTAGCTGGGAAACTAGATGAATAACCAGTGCTAGAGAATGGTAATACAGATAATCCACTTACTAAAGTACCGTTATTGATAAGAGATTGAATAATTGGTTCAGCAGAAATCAAAGTTACAATTGTTCCAGCAGATGTTGCTGTAAATGAAATTAATGGGTTTGATGTACCACCTGTGTAAGTGTTTGTTCCAGTTGTAACAACTGTAGCTGGGTCCAAAGCACCTTGAAGAGTGATACCCCAAGCTAAACCAGCATCATAACCAGAAAAACCTAATACTCTAGTAACGAATAATTGATTTGATTGTGTTAAATATGATTTTGCAATGTATGGAAGTTCATATTTTGGAGCTCCATTGTCTTTAATTTTTGCTGGGTTTGTACCACCAAAGAAAGATTGGAATTCACCATAGTTGCTAACAAAGATTGGTTGAAAAGCTGGTCCAATTGTTGTTTCACCAACTAACCCCAATGTTGTAACACCTACTTGACGTGTAATAAAACTTAAGTCTTTTTCTGAAGTGTATACACCAGGACTTACGAATACTTTTGTTGCCATTTTTTAAGATTTTATTTTTTTGTTATTATTTACTTTATAGTTTTCTTTATTATAAATATTCAGTTTTTTTCAAAAGTAGGGTCGATTAAAAAGATAAATTCGTTTTAGTATGTTTTTTATCATACTTTTGTCATACTTATAATAAAAAAGGCCATGAAAAGGGATAAAAACTTAAAAATAACACCACCAACCCACGAACTATTAAAAAAGTATTGTGAGGATAATGGTCTAAAAATGTTTGCATTTGTAGAAAAGCTCATTCGAGAAAAATGTGCTCCGAAGAAAGATTTGTACGATGAATAAACTATTTATTTCATCGATACAACCAAACCATTTATCACAGTAACAGTTAACCCTTCATTAGTTTGAAATGTTGTTGTTATTCCAATAGTGCTTGATGTGTTCTCACCGTTTAAATCAATAACATTAGGTAATATAACATTCAAAAGTTCGATGTCGGCTTTAGTTTCCTCATCTGTTTCTTCTACAGTACCACCATCTTTTAGGTATTGAACATACTCATTATGTTCAGCAGTACCTTCAATCATAGGTATAGCAACACTATCTTTGATTATTATACCGTTTTTGTTTATTTTATATAATATTTCCATTATGAACTAATTGCATTTCGTTTGAATAACTGACAACCATAATCCTTAAAAGATACAGCACCAGAAACCCCAGTATTATTTCCCATCCAAGCTACTGGATAATATGATACACCAGTATTGTAATCACTAGTAATCGTTGTACCAGTAACCAACACAGCACCAGTTGAATTTGTTATTCTAGTTAATTCTAAATTTATAGCAGCGACACCAAATGTTTTCGATATTTTAAGCTTATATGTTACTGTTGTTGCGGTACCCAAAAAGTTAGGTCCTAAATCTAAATAACTAGCGGTACCAGAGGCATCGTTCCAAACAAAGTTAAGTGTACCACCACTTTGTAATTTAGCAACACCAATGCTGTTTATCAACGTCAATGGGTCAACGTTAGTTGGTGCCGAAGCAGAGTATAATGATGATATACCAACAAAAAGTCTTTGAGCACCGTTGTTTGTGTTAATTCTAAATTTTCTAATCGTCTCAAATTGAAAATTAACACCCAATGAAGAAACACCAAATACAGTACCATATTGTGCAGTTACAGAACCAACAGCAATAGGTGTTGTAAATAATATACCCATAGGATTTTCTACCAAACTTGAAATAGAACCAGTTGACAGGATTGTACCACCAGCAGTTCTAAGACCACTATATGTGGCTGTACTATCAGAAGGTAAAAAATACGCATATTGGTTGGTCATAAATTTATCATACAAGAAATCATCTAACGTTGGACTGTAAATAGTTGTTGCTGAAATTGTATTTGCAGATAAAGCACCTGTAACATTATAGCTACCATCTAAAGTTTTTGAGTTCTCCCAAAGGCTAGTGGCTGAATCATATGAAAGTAAGTCACCATTTGTTACCCCAGTGATTAGAACATCGTGCAACTCATTAAGTTCAAAACCATTCTGAACCTTAACAAAAATTTCACCATTAACTATTTGTACTCTTGTAACAACACCAATATAGACTAAGTGTGCTGGTGCTACTGGTTTATTTAGTAAACCAAAAATAAGGTTACCACCAGTACCTAACCACACAGGGTCCCCAGCATTTGCTGACCCAGTATTTAATCCAGCCAATAATCCCTCAGTAATAACAAATCCTTGACCATTTAACGCTAAATCTTGAGCTAACAAACCTAAAGTTTTAGATGATGTGGCTTCAGTAGTGTTACTAGCTTTAGAAACTATAATATTCGTACCGTTGGCACTAGAAACATAAACAGCTTGACCTTTACTGATTGCTTCACCAGCTTTTACTATATGTTTTAATTCACTAGTATAATTATCTATCCAAGTTACATCATAATTAGTGTTTGAGTTTTTAGCTAAAATTTGACCAGTAGTACCAGATATAGGTAAATCATTTGGTAAATTATAATATGTTGTTGCAGATATTGTGTTAGCTGTAACCCCACCAGTAAAAATAGTTGGCCCAGCAACCGTACCACCTGTAAATGGTGTTGTTAACCCAGTTACCATAAATGTTCCACCTGTATTGTTGGTAAATAAAATTGAACCAGAACCATAAGTCCCACCAGTTACTCGAATATCAGTTGGTAAATTAAAATAAGTTGTTGCACTAAATGTGGTAGCACTAAGACCACCACTAAAAAATGTTGCACCACTTACAGTACCACCAGTAAATGAATACGTTGAATCTAAAAATTCAGCCCATGTTGCAATTCCATCTTTATTTATATAAACGATTGCGGTATCTAAATCTGTATATTCAGTTCCTTTTGGTGAAATGTGAGTTGGTACTCCATTTCCACTTTGCATGTAAATCCCTACTGGTAATGATTCTATATTTATTGCCATTTTTATTTATTTTAATTACCCTAATTCTTCTATTGTCATCCAATTTACCACAACTGGTCCGTTATTAATAATTAAACCTATTTGTGTTGGTGCTGAAAAATCAATTATTGAATCGTAAACATAGTTCATTGGAACATAAACTACTTTGCTATTTTCACCCCCACTATCATATGAACCCCATTCGTATTGGTAAAAACCAGACATACCAAAACCGTTATCACTACCAGTTCTAACATAGGTTATTTCTAAACTTACAGGAACATTAGATGGTCCATTACCACCAGCAAAATTATGTGAGTTACCACCATCTGGTCTACATGCAATTGAATTATTGAAATCAGTTATTTGAGTCTGTATGTCTAACTTACCAGCGTTACCATAAGTTAAATTAGCTTTAAGTCTTAACACCCTACCTTGTGACCAATATTTAGCTGGAAAATAACCTAGTGTACCTCTAGTTAAATTAGGTGGTATAACACTAAAATAATCTGAAGATGTTATATCTAAGTATTCTGGAACATTTTGTGAGAAAATAAGTCTAGTCTCCCAACCTTTTATATCACTCTTATTTAAAGTTGGTGTTGAAGTAATTCCTGGCATATTGTTTTATATTAAATTTGTGTTAGGTAAAGGTAAATTAACTTTTATTGGGTTAAGTATTAAATTAATCTGATTCGTCAAATCCGCTTGCATTGGTTGAACGTCAATCACATTCTCTAACCAACCAGAAACTACCTCTAAAGTTAAATCAGCATAAGGGATGAAATCACTAGAAGATGGTTCTGGCATACTTTGAACACCATATGTGTCAACAGTTATATTATTTTCTTCATCTGTAGCAACATATCTCCAATGTACTGCGTCAACTACGTCACTTAAACCATTTTCAGAAATAACACATTCTAAGTTTGGGATTACCCATGTAAATTTTATCATTTTATTTGTTTTTAAATATTATTATTTTTATTATAGAATAGTTCTTGACACCAATCTAGATGTTAAATTACAATAAACAGTTACACCGCCACTATTGGTTAATTCTACCCCTAATATACCACTACCATTATCCATAAAATCAAATGTATAGTTCGATGTACTACCAATATCAGATGTTGCAACCTCATCCCATTTTATAGTGGCTAAAGTAACGTTAAAGATAGCTTTCAATGTACCAGCTCTAAGATTACCATTTTGGTCTTCCAATGAATAATCGATAAATACAGCTGAATAAGCTAAAGGGTCTGCTTCTAAAACATAACCAGAACCAGGAGATATACTAATCGAATCTGGTGCCCAAAAATGTGGCATACCTTTAGTAATTTGTGTATGTTTTGATATACTTAAAGTGTTGTTTTGGTTTGACAAATCATTTCCATCTGGTAATTGGTTATTAGATGTACCAATTATGTTGTTTCCGTCACCATCTAAAGTATAACCAGCATAATGTCCCAACGCTAAATTAGCACCACCAGTATTCGTATATAACGCATTATAACCCATTGCAACGTTTGAACTACCATTAACGTTTGTAAATAAAGCGTCTGCCCCAATTACAATATTGGCTTGACCATTATCATTATTATATGATGAATTAGAACCAATTGAAATATTCTTCTCACCACTAGTATTCAATTGTAAAGAACCAGCACCAACAGCTACGTTATCGTTTCCAATAGTATTGATGAATAAAGCTTTGTAACCAACACCAACATTATTAGTACCAGTTGTGTTTAATGGTAACGCAGAATGTATTGCCACGTTGTTATAACCAGTTGTGTTAGCCCCTAAAGCTTGATTACCCAATACAGCATTATTATATGCACTATTACCTAAACCAACAGTCAATCCATTGATAAGTGCGTCTCCATTTACGTCTAACCATTGATTTGGTGTGTTGGTGTTAACACCAACAAAACCTCCGTCCAAAATAGACATACGATTAGCAGTTCCAGCTCTATTTTTAAAACGTATAGCATCACCTAAAGACTTGATTACAGTGTCGTTGTTGTTTGAATAAACACTAGCGTACAATGTACCACCAGTAGATTGGAATCTAAGACCATAACCATTTTGGAAAGCAACAGAACCGTTCTCAACGTTAATAACGTCAGACAAGGCCATTGTTAACCCACCAATTCTCATGTTACCAAGAGAGTTAACCCTCATAACCTCAGCCATAGTTGTACTACCATCTGGCGTTGTGAAAAATGATAATCTAGATGGTAAATCGTTGGCACCAGTTGTTGCATCCATCACAGCTTCAACTTTTGCATTCATTATAAAAGTACCAGTACCACTATTATAAGCTCCAAATTCTAATCTACCTACGGCAGTTCCAGATGATGGTGTTGTTGGTGAAACTTGGGTACCAGAAGCTCTAGATAATCTAAGTCTAGAAAAAGTACCATAATTTTCTGAATCCACATGAGAATTAAATAAATCAATATCGCTATTGACTCTAACGTACTGTAAAGTAGTTGGACTTCCACTAACACTTAAAGGTCCATTTATTGAAGTTGCACCGTTAACATCTAGTTTAAAACTTGGATTAGGGCTTGTTGTATTAATACCAACACTAGTACCGTTGTCGTATATTTGACTATTACCAACAGCAGTTGACCCAGTAAATTTAGGTAAATAACCGACATCCCCACCACCAGTGATACCACCAGAACTAGAAATTGTCCATGACCTGTTAGCACTTAAATCAAAAGTAGTACCGTTGATTGTAAGTGTTCTTGATGTTGGTACAGGTGTTATGTTACCATCATGCCAAACTTTTCTCCATGGGTTCGTTACTCCATTAGCAACACTTCTAAAATAACTTTCAGTACCATTCAAATTATAAATTTGTTGGGCTGAGTAGTTATAACTAGAAGAATTTGATTGATGTGCTGTTGTTAATCCCCAATACCAATCACCAGTTGGTGTCCATGATGCACCATTAACATCCCAAAACCCAGACTTATATTGTGATAATTCATAAGCATTATATGTTGTTGAAGCACCATTTGAACCAGAACCATTACTTCCAAATACAAAACGATTTGAAGCAATATTATCTAATAATGTTGAATTATTAGCTGTACCATTTATATTACCAGAGATTGTGCTACTAAATGTTTTAGTACCAGCAAATGTTTGTGCACCAGTTGTTACAATACCAGCTAGAGTTGCACTTGCAACAGGTAAATCAACGTCAGCACCTGTTGATGAATCAACACGAACCTGTGTTCCACTACTAACACCAATACTTAAATCAGTTGCTGGAACATTCACTGTGAATGTACTAGTACCAGCTTGATTAGCCGTGAATGAAGCACTACCAGTTGCGATACCACTAGTAGCCATAGTCAACGTTCCATCGTTAACTGTAGGTATAGCTGGGAATGTTGCCAAAGCACCAGCCCCAGTTATGTATTGTGCAGCAGTCCCGCCAGGAGCAAATGCGTGTGTATGTGAATTTGTTGTTGTCGCATTTGTCGAAGACAATGTTGTACTAGACGGTGTACCCATAGTAATAGTCCCAGATGTGGTAAAATTACTAAAGTTCATACCGTTACCGCTATTAACACCAGTTACAGTACCAGTATTAAAACCAGTAACATTGAATGTTGCACCATTGCTTCTAGTAAATGTTGCAGTACCTGTTGAATAAGTACCACCAGTCACAAAAGTATCGGTCATACCAGTAGAAAAACCAGTAACGTTAAATGTACCACCAGTTGTGTTGGTAAAAGTAACAACACCAGTTGTCGGATTATAAGTACCACCCGTTACTTTCACATCAGTTGCTAACACACCTAAATTAGCTGTGTAATTTGTTCCATTACTCGTACTAATAGTTAAATCATAAGTTGCGTTATTGATTGTATTTGCAGTTACCGTAGGAACAGTCCAAGACCTATTCACACTTAAATCTTGAGCAGTACCGTTAATGGTTATTGTTCTAGTTGATGGAACATAAGTTGAAGAATCAACAGTACCATCAGCTTTTAAAAACTGAGCACTAGTACCACCAATTCTAACAAAAGAAGAACCAGATACAATACCAGTTGAAGTCACCGAAAATGTAGCTACATCACTAGTATCCCTACCTTCAAGTAACCTAGTATTAGATAAACCTAACAACCTAACTACAGGGTATGTCGTTGAATTATTAACAAAATAACCACCAATACCATTAGCGGCACCACCATTAATACCAGTATTACCAACACCACCATTATAACCAGTTAAACTAGTACCAGCTGATGATTGTGAAAAATTAGCAACCGTACCATTTAATTGACTAGTCAATGTTTTAACACCAGCTATTGTTTGTACACCAGTTGTTATCACACCCCTAGCAGTTGCACTAGCATCTGGTACGTTAAGTGTTATTACTGGTGTTGTTGTTGGATTCGCCAC